ATGAAAACGATGTTGAGTGTGGATGGAAAGAAAATCATCCGTATATCGGATGAAAAAGCAAGTCAATTATATTCAGAAGGTTTTAGGTATGTCCCAAAATCAATGTGGAAAGAAAAAGTTAGGGATATAGATAAACCAACTGAAGAACCTACAAAGAAAAAAGCCAATAAAATGTCAAGAGCAACCAAAAGACATTTGAGGAAATCTAAAAATAAATGATAAACAAATACGGTATTCTTACTATAGGATTATTTTTTATTACCAATATATTAATATGGTATCAACTTAATTCTCAATTAGTATGGAAATGGGCTGAAGGAACTAAATCAATGTGGTTAATGTCATTGTTTGGTATTCCTATCAGCTTATTTCTTTGGTTGTGTACTAAATGGGGTTATATTGGTTTTGGTAATTTATGGTCAGTAAGATTGATAGGTTTTGCAGTCAGTATGATGGTATTTCCAATCATGACTTATTTTTATTTAAATGAACCAATGACAACGAAAGTAATAATATGTTTATTATTAGCTTTAGCTATAATGCTATTACAATTGATCTAATAAGATCAGATCTGATCAGATCTGATCTGATCAAGAGAAAAAATAAAGCTTGACTTATATAGGAAAAGAATTGTATATTAATAACAATATGAAATATTTTTACGAAAGAAGTAATATAACGGATAAAACAAATCCAATTAATAAAACTTATGATGATATCTTAAGTATGAATCAAGATGAGATTGATACTTGGATTAATGACTTAAGAGAAGATGTTATTACTAAGTGGGATATTGATGGAACACCTCCTGTGATTGGTAAGAACGAAGACCAGATTATAAATGGTTGGAAGAAACTTAAGGATTATGATGTTGATAAATTTTGGATTGATGATAGTGATTCATTAGGTATAATTAAAAACTTTTCTAAACAGGCTTCAGGTATTAATCAGTTTTTTCCAACAATGTTAAAAACAAAAATAAGTAGTGGAGTATCCTCTAATAGTGGTAAGTC